CAGTTATTGCAGTGGTGCCATCAGTGCTTGGGTCAACTCTAGTTAAAGTATTACCTTTTGCTGTATATCCTGTGCCGCTAGCCTCATTACTAGTGGTATATCCTGTGGTGCTTGCACCTAAACTAGCACTAGAAGTATATAAAGCTAATTTAAATGTATCACCACCACTATTTAAAAAATTATGTTTTCCCTCTAATATTTCTTTTTTAAAAGAGGTACACATTGCAGATGTAATCGCCATATTAAATATCCTCTATATTTTTTGCGATGTCTAAATGACCTTGTTGTTCTAAAACACGTTTGATCGTAGACCTTTCACTTTTTGCTACTTGTTGAAAGTAACCTATTAATAAACTTTTTATACGCCCTTTATATGCAATAGCTTGTTCGCGTAAGGGTAAAGGAGTATCGGCTGAAATTTGTACTATTCTATTTACCGCTATATCGGCCCATTCTTCAGCGTTCAGACCTCTATTTTTAGAAGTAACAACACTAACACTTCCTACATTAGACTCCATTTTAAGATTAAACATTAAGCAATAACCTCTTTTCTAAGTTTGTCATAACGATACTCATCTCTAGTATTTTTACCTTCACCAAGATTTTTAAGATAAGCTAACGCTTCTTGATATCTTCCATTATATATCTGAAACATATCTGCCTCACCTTTCATAAAGGTGTAAGCCTCAACTAGCGAAGCATATAATAAAGCTAATTCTGCATTAGTTCCTAACCAACTTGTACCATCACTTGTTGCGGTTATTGAAGTTGGTTTATGGTAATAATGTAATTCAGCATTAAAGCCAGAACTTGGTGTTGGAGCTAATAAAAAAGTAGTTTCATCAAAATCTGCATAATATTGTGGCACTCCTGTTGTACTTGGATCAGGCGTATAATCCTGTAAAAAAGTAGGGTGCTTACGTAATAAAAAAACATTTTCAGAATTATTTAAAACACTTAAGGAAAAAGTAGACAAGTAATCAGTAGGTTTTGTTAGAAACTTATTACCCGCAGTTATCGCACCATTTACATTTTTGCGAAATACATCTAATTGCACTTCTTTAAAAATGCGTTCCTCTGCATTTAAAATAAATCTGGATAAATTATTAACAAAAGTAGTTTCACTATTTTGTGTGTAATCTTGTATTGCTGTTTTTAATGTTGTAAAGGTAAATGCCATATTATGCGCTCACTGTTACTGGACCTGCTGAAGCAAAACCGCCACCGCCTTTTACACTGCCTGTTGTAGCAGTTCCGCTACTAGCAGTAAACGTGTAGCTATCAGCGTCCACTTTTGTTATCAAATATCCTGAAGATGACTCTATTACAGATTCAGTGAAGCCATCAAAGTTTTCTACATTTCTAAATCTAACTGTATCCCCTGTGGTTCTAGCGTGACCAGGCTCTGCAACAGTAATTATTGCCGAGCCACTATCACCTGTTCTAAACCCATTAAAAGGTAATAATACTTCAGACGCAGGTTCTGTCCTGTCTGGTCTACTTTGACGTAACGCTTGAGGATCAGCTTTCGTGTGTCTAGGCTCTAGTTGAGGTTGTTTAGACTCATATTCATCTTTTCCTACTAATAAACCGTTCCATTCCTTAATCATCTCACGTAACTTATAAGTTCTACCTGATCTATCAGATATGCCTAAAGCGTGTTTTCCAGAAGCAAAATTAGCCATTATATATTCAATGATGAGTAAGATGGAACTAGACGTAGCGCAGTTCTTTCGCCATCCTCAGCCGCAGCTCGAGCAAATTCTTCTTCATAAATATCTTTTAACACACCTATTCTTTGAGGTGATTTTTTTATCGCAAGATGATATGCCAAACCAGCTACCAAGCAAGGCAAAAACCTAAATGGAACATCTGGATTATTAGTTGCAGCATCAGCATCTTGTATTCTTTTTACCCTATAAAAAATTAACTGATCCGTAGAATTTTCTGGTGTCGGCCATAAATTTATTGTCGGTGTAATTAATCTATCTACAAAATATTGAGTAGGTCTACCTTGCTGTGTTTTATTAGGAATATTTAAATATTCAGCCCTAGATATTCTACTTACGTTAATATCTGTATTATCTCGTCTAATCACAACTTCTAACAAATCTACCGTTGACTGAGCATCTGTCAAACTAGGATTAGCAGAAACAGTAGTTGTAGCAGAACTAGACGAACCAGTAATGGTTTCTGATGCCGTAAAGTCACCACTAGGAATAGTAATAGTAAATGTTGTAGAGCTAGGTTTAGTAATAACACTAGCCGTAGAACCGCTAGTGCCACCCGTAATGGTTTCACCAACACTAAAACTAGAGCTATCTGCCACCGTCATAGTAATTGCACCAATCGGATAAGTGGATATACCTGAACTAGTGGACAAATTAGCTAAGGTTTGTGTTACCTGCTCTACTGTCCATAAATTTAAACCACGATTAGCCCAATCTGCAAAAACAAGATTTAAAGAACGTCTTGCAGTTTTAGAATCATATCCTGTGCGTAATTCTAATCCACAACGCTCAAAAGCCTCTTCAGTGATTTCAGCCATATCTAAATTAAAATCACTTGAACCTGAAGTTGCCACGTTATGCTCCTAAAATTCTTTTATACATTGAATAACAATACTATAACTATCTCCAGATGAGTGGCCTACGGTGGTTAACAGAACATCTCCAGTTTTACCACTACCTGAATAATTTGGAAAACCGTTTATATTGGTATAATCTAATGTATCAGATAAATCAGCAGCTAATTGAATTGCCAACACATCGGTTGTTGCATCAAAAGTTAATTTTACTCCCATACCAACATTAGAATAAGTTATTTTAGTTATCCTAACACCAGTACAAGCAGTGCCGTCTTGTAAACTAGACAATGCCGATACATCAATCTTTTTTACATTAGCCTCACCGCTTCCATCACTAATATTAGTAAGATAAAAAACGGCATTTCTTGGGCCATCCTCAATAGTCGTTACGGCTACAGCGTCAGCCATGTTGACCTCCTATTTTTCTTTAATTTTGCCTTGTAAAACCAAAGATTTGTACTCAGCACTCCCCTTCGGAGGAACGGGAGTGCTTTTCTTTGTAATCTTAGGCTTAGTCGTGCTTGAGGCTTTTTTAGTTTCAGCCATTTTTTATTCCTTTATCTGTTTTGTACAGCCATCAGGTAATCAATAGTCATTGATTTGGTTCCTGTTGCGGAACCAGATAATTCCATCGCACCAATAGCTAAATTTTCATTATCAGGAAGATTAGCTGTATGTGTTGCAACTTTGTTTCTATTTACAAAAAACTCAACACTTCCAGTTCCTTTTACATGAAAACCTAAAGTAACAGATGTGCCACTTACAATATCAATACCTGAATCAGTAGTTGTGGCTGTTCCGTCTTTTTCGGTGACACAATCAATATTACTATCACCGTCATCTATCTGAAATACTATTCTATCTGCTGCGGTTAGCATAGCTTCTGGATTAGTAGCAAAGTTAACTGTTAAACCAACGCAAACGTCCATAGCATCGCCTTCTGCATCAGTGACAAATAATTTAGTTTCAAACCAAATATCACGAGTAGAAGATAACGCAAATATTTCGTTACCTTGAACAGAAGCACCGTCATTATCAGTAGTTGCTTGAGAACTTAAAACTAACGTACCATTTTCAGCGTCTGCACCTAAAGCACCTGAAGCTGAACTGTCCTTTATTAATGTCCAATCGTTAGTAGTGTCTAATGCGATACCAGTAAAATCATCCATGTACATTAAATAGTCAGGATTGTTCGCTACTGGTAAATTTTCAAACCATTGTCTTTGTCCGTCTTTACCTGCGTAAAGCACTGGGCCAGTAAAATGTACTGCCATTTAAATATCCTCCTTACCAAAGGTTTCGCCCTAGAGTCTTGGTAAGCGTCTGCTGGGACAGTCGCTAGGGCTAGTTATTTCCCAGATTAATGGGGGAGACTAGCTCCCCCTAATCATTTATGCACCTGGCGAACCAAATACGCAACGTGGATCTGAGAAACCAAAGCTATAACGCTCTCGAGCCTTAAATCTCATGTTACCTGTATCAAAGTCACCTTCCATCTTAGTTGACATTGGCAATCTTTCAAAGTGCAAGAAACCTCTTGGGGTATCTGTCTTAATAAAGAAAGCGTCTGAATCTGTAAGATAGTGATTAACAACATAACCTTCAGGCAACATTCCCATGTTACGAGAAGCGTTGATGTCGTTATCTGCGGTTCCTGGTCGTAGAGTAGATTCTAATAATCTATCTGCAACGAACTGTAACGCAGGTGGTACAATAAGTTTAGTACCTCTTACCGACACTTTAAGTCCACGCTCATCTACGAACGCAGAAATGTCAATTAAAGAGTTTTCTAAACTTGTTTCGTTCAAGTCAGCAGCCGTGCTTAACTCATTTCGAAAAGTATTACCGTTAGTTAGAGGGTGGTCTGTAGCACAAAGCTCTTTCCCATCTCCACCTGTAATAGTGCTATCGAATGCGTTATTTAATACCGCAGCAGACTTAACCTGTTTAGTGTGTGCCATACTTCTAGCTAATGCTTTGGTATAGCGGCTTGCAAGACGATCATAAAGATTATCTTCAATTGCTTCTTCAGTAATTGAGAAAGCTAAAGAAATAGTCTCATGAGTATATCGTGCTGTAAAAGCCTCTTTTGCATCATCAAATGTAACAGCAGCACCTTCAGATTTAACGGGTGCAGACCCAAAACCTGTAAGCATCACTTCTTCTTCAAACGCTCTGTCTGAAGACTCTGTTTCATAGATTTCCGCGTGTTCATCGTCATACCTAGCGTACTCCATCCCAAAAAGGGCATTGAGGCCAGGCTCTAGCTCTTTCGCTAATTGTGCTCTACTAATAGCCATGTTTTAACCTCCTTATACGCCAGTAGTTGATGGTGTTCCAGCAGCAATAGAACCAGTAGGAGCGTTGAAACTATTGTTCAAACGCACGATAAGTCCTATACCCGCTGATGCAAAATCTTCATTAGAGGGGTCTTCTTGCCAACCCATAATTCTGAGATGCAGTGAATTAGTCGTTGCAATAGTGCTGACCGCTAACGCAGCTGAAGACATACCAGTAGTATTGTCTCCGCTTTGACCACTTGAAAAGTTGGCATTAGCAAATACAGCAGCCCTTGTAGTTGCTTCACTAGTTAGTGAAGCATCAGACGCAATCAAAAATAGTTGATTAGGGTCATCTGCAACAAAAGCCTTTACAGGGTGATTACTATCAGCACCTGAGCCAGGCCAGTTATTAGAAAATACAACTTTACCAGTTGTACTAGATACAAACTCACAACCCATGAAGGCACCTACTAAACTAACCGAACCACCTGCCGCAGCTCCTACACGGTCGATAAAACCTGTGCTTAAAGGAATTACTGGCATACCTTGGTAAATTCGATTTGAATTATCAGATGCAATTTCATAAGGAGTATAGCCTGTAGTACCCGTAGAATTAGTTCCTTGCCCTAACTTAGCGATAGGACGAAGACCAAAAGCTCCGTTTATATTAGCCATAATTTATTATCTCCTAGCCCTCCTCTTTACGGGGGCCTCCAAATGTTACACTTGTTTGCCGATCAGGTTTACTGATAGGCATTGCTGGGTGCTGTTCTCGCGCTAAATCGTTATCAACAGCAGTCATCTGATCGCGGGTCATTCCCCGAAAATAAGCATTGCGTTCTTCCACAATGTCAATAGGCACTCTTGCTAGTAGTAAACCTCCTACACCAATCACTCCTGCGTGTTTCCCATCTTCAATGGTCGGAGCATCAAACTCAGGATAATCCTCAGCTCTCACTAAGTCCCATCCTTCGCGCATTCTTGCAGATATGTTCTTTCTATCATCAAAGCCCATAACTTCTGCACGAATCCAACGATGCTTATAACCCTCTGGTGCTGGAGGTGCTTCAAGAGCTGAAGGTGGCCTCCAAGGTTGTCTTCGAGACTCCCTTTTTCGGGTTTCACTGTTTCGTGAAGTTCTACTTCTAGTTGTTTGGCGAGTTGTGTTCTCGTTTTGTTCTGTCATTATCTAACTCCTACACGTATTTTGCATATTCCTCAAGAGGAACATTTAGTCGTTTTGCTATTGCTACCTGTGAAGGGGTCAGACGAACTGTTTTCTGTCCACCCTTTCTGCGTGATGCGGAAGATTCAGCAGATGCCACCTTCCTGCTTGCCACGTTTTTATTGAACTTATGCGGGAACTCCGCACTCATCCGTTTATCTATCTCAGCATAATACTCATCGCTCATCGGGTCAAATCCTTCTTGATTGACCAACCTGTCGTCAATAAGTCTAGCAGCGTATGTCATTACCTCATCTTTACCAAACCAATCATTTTTTTGTACCCAATCTTTCAATAATGGTTCCTGTTCAAAAACCTGTTGCATAGATTTTTGTGGTTGTTGAGGTTGAGCCTGTTGCGGTGCAACAGCTTCCGTTTCAGTCGTTTGTGTTGCAGTATCTTCTGCTTGCTTCTTAGCCGCAGCTAAACGCACTTTGTCAACAGATAAATTAGCTAACGCCTCTTGTGCTTCAACTATTTTATCTACATCGCCTGACTCATGTGCGTCTTTTAATACTTTTTTAGCCACATCTAACTGAGATTGTACTCGAGTATTAAATTCTTCTTGATAACCTTGATCAAGTCTTTCTAACCTCTTTTCAAGCTCTTCGTTACGCTTTTTAACATTTTCAGCAAAATTTATTGCTTCTTGTTTTTGACGCTCCTCTTCTCTGTAGCGATGAGTTAGCTTGTTAATACGTGACTTTACATTGTCACTGTATTGTTCTAATTCATCTTCTTTTTTATCATCAGTGGTTTCTAATTTAAGCTCTGTTTGCTTATCATCTGCCACTACCTTTTTTTGTTCTAAGTCAACATCGACCGCAGTTTCTTCACTGTCGCCAACTTCTATTGGTTTTTCATCTTGCACGTTGATTGTCCTTTTAATTAAACGTGTTGTATATCATCAGGTTCTAAGATGGTAGCTATTACCTCGTCATCATTAATTATTCTGACTTCACCGCCTTCTATGCGAAAACGAGCACCAGCATAACGACCAATACAAACCCAATCACCTTCCTTGCACCATGCTTTTTCAGAATCTTCACCAAATTTAGCAATATCCTGATAAGCCAGTGGTCCTACTTTTAAAACATAGGCTACAACCGTAGCTAATGCTTCTCGAGTTCTAACAGCATCTGGGATAGCAATACCCCCATCGCTTTTTGCACGACCTTGGTATGGCATAACTAATATGCGCCAACCTGTAGGTTGTGGTAATCTTTCAGTAAGTTTTTTATCTATTAATTGTGGATCTAAAACTTTTTCTTCTTTATTTACATAAGCGTCCGATAATGATGTTTGCTTTTCTTTCTTTTCTTCTGCAACATGATCTGGAACGTATAACATTATTCAACCTCTATCTTTTTTAAAATATCTCTTATTTCACTTTCGCAAAATCTTAAACCAGTTAACTCACCTACAAGTTTTGTATAACTGGCATAATCTTTTGTACTGCCCTCTAATATGTTTTGCTCTACTAATTCAATGCGCTCCCTAAGGGCTTTGAGCACATGATACGAAAAAGTAGTTGGATCTTCCATAGTTTATTAAAAAGTACCTTTAAAAACTCCACCTGAAGCTCTATTAACAAATTGTTTTGAACGAGCACCTTTACTTAATCTTTTAACTTTAGTGTTAACAGATTGTTCTTTTTTTCTTTTAGCAGCTAACTCTGCTTGTTTCTTTTTTTTAGCCGCTATGGTGGCTTGTCTCTTAACAATAGCTGGTTGTTTTTTAGTAAATTGCTGCACAGCTCCTTTCACTAAATCTCCAGTTGTTTTTCTGCCAGCACCAATTTTACGTCCTGCCATTTCTTTTTTAATTTCACCACGCGCTCTAGTAGCCGCTTGTTTAATTCCTTTAGCTCCTCCAACAGCTTTTACTGCTTTTGAAGCAGCTGTCGCGGCTCTAGCTGTAGGAACAGCAGCTAAAGCACCACCAACAATTGTTCCTGCTTGTTTCTTTTGTTTTGCTAATTTATCTTGTGCTGCCTTTGTATCACTGGCTACTTGTTTTTTTCTTGCCTTTATATCTTTTTCAGTAAATTTTTCTAATAAACCTTCTTTTTTATCTCTTAATTGAGTGCCAGTTAGCCCTAGGTCTCGACTTTGCGCTGCGGTCAGACCCCTTTTCGAACCTACTTTTGCAGCTGCTTTTATTTTAGGTAGACTAATTCGTTTCACAGGAGAAAGTTTCTTTAGTTCGTCCTTAGAAACCATAGGTACTTTTCTTCTCACTGGAGAGTCAACTTTTGTCACAGTTTTCTTTCTGTCGTCTGCGGTTTGCACGTTAAATCTTTTACCCTGAAACATAAAAGTTGCTTTTGCAGGTTTACCAGTTTTAGGATCTATTTTTTTATTTATGAAATCTCTTCTGGCTTTAGCAAAAGCCTTACCAAAGTCAGTGACCTTACCGCCTTCTTTCATTTTCATCATGCCTCGCATCATTTCTACATCTCGATCTGACATAGTTTTAGCGGATCTCATGCCCATTCTTACATCTCGATCTGACATAGTTTTAGCGGGCATACCAGTTCCAAATAGAGTGCGTTCCAATTTTCTACTGGCCTTAGGTTTTCTTGGTCTCATTTTTGCTGGTGGCATCCCGCCTTTACCTGTGGGTTTTTTCATCATCTCTTTTCTATCTTTATCTGAGATAGTCTTACCACTTTCTTCTAATTTTTTTATTGCTTCTTTTAATGTTCGCCTTTTAGTACCACCGTCTTGCATTTTAATTTGTTTTATACCTTTTTTTAAACCTGGCATCTTAGAATACCCCCTCAAAGTCGAAACCTTTTATCATGGCTCCTGTGCCACGCATACCCTCAGAATCACCGTCTTGCACTAACGTCTTTCTATCTGTTTCAGCAAAGCCACCATCAGCCATTTCCATACCTTCTGACATTCCCATACCTTCTGA